AAAAAAAAACAGTATTAAATGAAAACGGTAAAATACAAGTAATAGATTGTGTATTCTTATCTGAACATAATACTAAATGTAAAAAGAAAAAAGGTATTATACCTAGAGTATTGAAAGAATTATTAGGTGCGAGATCAGCAACTAAAAAATTGTTAAAAGAAGAAAAAGATGAAAATAAAAAGAAAGTATTGGATGGTTTACAATTAGCATATAAATTAACATCTAATTCTGTATATGGTCAGATGGGTGCAAAAACATCCTGCTTATTATTTAAAAAAGTAGCAGCATGTACTACTGCAATTGGTAGACAAAAGATTATAGATGCGAAAAAATATGCGTATGATTGGGCATTATTACCAAGTAATAATTATATATATAATCCATTAAAAGAAGAACATGATAATTATGAAGAATACTATAATAGTTTAAAAGATAAGGATGAGGATAAAGAACAATTAGCATTAGATAATAAATTATTAGATGTTGTATATGGTGATACGGATTCAATATTTATTAAATTTTCTAGAAAAGTAGAAAAAGATAAGGAAGAATTGGTAAAATTGGATTCAGTAGAACATAGTATACAATGTGGTCAAATAATAGGAGAATATATAACGAGTAAATTGAAAGAAGATAGTTGGCCAGAGAAATATTGGGATGAAGATAAAACTAGTCCAAATTTATATCCACAAGATCTAGAATATGAGAAAACCTTTTATCCATTCATATTAATATCTAAAAAGAGATATACTGGTGAGAAATATGAATTTACTAGTAAAGAAATTCCTAAAAGAACATCCATGGGTTTAGTTACAAAAAGAAGAGATAATGCTCCGATAGTAAAATATGTATTTGGTAATATGGTAAATAAATTAATGAATGCTACAAATGTAGAACAAGTTATAAGTTGGTTGAAAAATACATTGAAAAAGATAGTAGATGGTAAAGAACATATTAGTATGTTCTTAATATCAAAAACATTAAATAGTTATTATAAAAATCCAGATGGTATAGCACATAAAGTATTAGCAGATAAAATAGGTGAAAGAGATCCAGGTAATAGACCTAAAGCGAATGATAGAATACCGTATTTATTCGTAAAAGTTGATTTTAAGAAAGAATTCCTTAGATATAAACAAGTATCTCAGAAAAAAGAAAATGGTCATTATAAAAATGGTAAACAAAAATATAAAACAATAAAAGTTAATGGTGATCCAGTATATAAGGCACAAAAAATATTACAAGGTGATAGAATAGAACACCCAGATTATATGGATTGGGGTGGTATAAAGAAAGAAATAGATTATTCACATTATATATCGAATCAGATAATGAATCCAGTAAAACAATTATTAGATATTTCAATAGATTCTGAAGAAACAAGTAAATTGTTTAATAGTTTTATAGAATAAATAATAATAATATAATTACACTAATAAAATTTTTTTATTATATATATAATAATGGGATTAATAGGTGGAGCATTAAAAAGTGGTATGACTAAATTTAATCCGGGTATGAGTATGATAACCATATTTATAATAGGATTATTAGTAATATTTATTAAAGCATATATTGTACAAGTAAGTTATAATAATGTAGTTGAAAAAGTAACAGGTAATACATATAAATTAACATATATGGATGCATTGTTTATGGTAATTTTATTCATGGGATTAATTTAATATATTTCTTATAATATAATGAATATAAATATTTATAATAAAAGTATATTTTTATTTGTCTTAGCATGTATAGTATATTTTATAATGAGAATGGGTATAGGTGATTTATTTTTTTGGACAAGAATAGATTTATTAATAATATTATTTATAAATATATTAAGTATATTACTTATTTATCTAACAAATATTAATAAATATGCTGTTTTATTATTTCAATCTACATCCTTATTAGTTACACCATTTTTAAATTATATGTATGGTGATTGGAAAAGACCTTTAGACCTTTATACAAAATTTGTCATCTGATTAAGAAAATTTAAAATATTAGTGGTATTCCTGTATCATAGATATTTATAAAGTTTCCAATTATTAAATATAATATAATATAATATATATAATGTCTTTTTTTTTCGGTGAGAAATATGATATAATTATTGTTGGTGGTGGTATATCTGGTTTATTTTTAGCATATAAGTTAAAAGATACTAAACAAGATATATTAGTTTTAGAAAAAGGTAAAGAGTTAGGTGGTAGAATACATACAATGTATAAAACAGATTATCATTATGAATGTGGAGCATCAAGATTTAGTAATAAACATAGTAAATTAATAACATTAATACATGAGTTAGGATTAAAAGATCAAATAGTAAAATTACCTGAAAAAATAGATGTAATAATTCATAATAAGAAAAATAATATTAATTTAAATGATTTATTTAAACAATTATTAACAAAAACGAAAGGATTAAAAAAAGATTATTTAGAAAACATATTGTTTTTTCAATTATTAATAGATATATTTGATTATGATACAGCAGTATCTATTAGAGAAGCATTTGGTTATGATAGTGAATTTATGAATTTAAATGCGAAAGCTTGTATAGATATGTTTAAGAAAGATTTATTAAATGATAAATCTGATTACTTTACATTAAAAGATGGATTATCTAAAATAATAAGTACATTAAATGATAAATTAAAATCCTATAGTAATATAACAATAAAATTATCTGAAGGATTAGAAAAAATAGATGACGGTTATATTTCTACTGATAAGAAAAATAGGATGTATTATGATAAATTAATTCTAACTATTCCACAAGAAAATTTAAAACCAATAGAATATTTAAAAGATGTAAAACATCTAGATTCTGTTGAAGGTATACCGTTATTACGCATATATTTTAAATATCCTGTAAGTAAAGAAGATGTATGGTTTAAAAATATACCCAGGACTACTACAGATAATTATTTAAGACATATTATTCCAATAAATTATGATACTGGTTTAATTATGATAAGTTATACAGATGGGTTGAGTACTAAATTATTATCATCATTGTATCAAAGAGGTAAAGATGTATTAATAAAAGCAATTCATAAAGAAATAACTGATATATTTAGTCTTAAGGAAAAGATACCTGAACCGGAAGAAATACACTTTCATTTATGGGATAATGGATGTCATTTTTGGAAATTAGGAAGTGATATGCATGAAATTTATGATAAAATGTTGCAACCGATTGAAGGTAAGGAATTATATTTATGTGGAGAATCATATTGTAAAAGACAAGCATGGATGGAAGGAGCATTAGAATCATGTTATGATGTCATATCGAAAATGAAATTTAAAGGTATTACAGTTAAAAGAAAAAAACCTAAAAAGAAAATTAGTTAAACAGATAGGATTTTTAATATAATATATTAATATAATGGAATATATTGAATTAAGAACTTTATTGAATAAATGTGTAGCAGGTGAAATACAATTAAATAAACCAATAATGCTTACAAGTAGAGATAGAACTGAAACAACTACAATAACATTTTTAAATCATTTATTAAAATATAATAAAATAAAAAAGGATAAATTATTTACATTTTACTTTCAAATATTAAGTATATTTAATAAAGCATTTACAGAATTAATGGAGCAAAATACATTTAAAAAATATATACAACATGTAAAAAAAGAATGGGAAGAAGAAGATAATATATTATATGAAGATAGAGTTAATATGGATAATAGTAATAAAACAATTGAAGAATTATTAGAAAATATTAATATATTATGTGGACAATTTAGAGAATTGAATGATAAAGTTAGAACAAATAATATGAATGATGTATTAGTCGAAGATGAAATGATGGATCATATGGATGGATTTTTAAAAAATATTAGTGAATTAAAGGATGAAATTACAGATATAAATAGTATGTTAGAACAAATATCTTCTACAGTTGATGATTTAAATATTAGTATATTATTAGATTTAAGTATGAAAGATAAATCAATATATTTAATGCATAGTAAAATAGATGATGATGTAAAAATACCTCAAAATATAAATATAGTATTTTTAAATTATGTATATGTTATAAATTTAATAAAAAAACACTTAATATATTATAAAAGAATAATATCTAAAGTCACAGAGATATCTGGTAATATGGGTAAATATGTAGAAGAAAATAAAGATACTGTTCAAAGTAAAGATAATTTATTTAGTATGAAACAGCAAGATGGTTTAGATGACTATATATCTAGCTTAGATGCGCCTGTGCCTGCTTCTGTACAAGATGAAGAACCTTATGAATCTGTATCTGATGAAGAACCATTACCTGCGCCTGATGTGGCTGATGTGGTTGAGGTGCCTGCTGTAGCACCTGTGCCTGATGTAGCACCTGCTGTAGCACCATTACCTCAATTACCTGGTGAACCTAATGTATTGGGTGAAGGTCAGAGTGTTAGAGATCCTATGGTTTAAGATTTCATAAATTTATCAAGATTAGATTTAGATTTAGTAACCGATTTACTCTTTTTTTTAGCAAAATTTAAAGAATATGATTTATATTCTTCATCATAAATGAGAATATGTATTTTATTTAAGACACCATTTTCTGAATCATAATCAACATCTGAACTTTTATTAATATTTTTTATATTTTTTATTAATAATTTGTGTAAAACACTCGTTTGATTTTCATCGAGTCCGTTTAAATCTTTTTCTATAGATAAATAATTTTTGAATAAATTATTTTTGGTTGTATTATCTAATTTATTCCAAGGTTTTAAATGAAGATTATTTTTTTCTTCTTCTAGAAGTTTATCTATTTCATTTTTATTAGAGTAATTATTAGGGTTATATGGATTTGTACTAATACTAGGGACATATTTAGATTTTTTATGTATATTTACATTTTCTGATTTCTCATCGCCTTTCAGAATTTTAGATAAGTCCATTATAATATATATTATTGAATACTTCTTAAATAAAGAATTTATTTTTTTCTAAGGTATATTATAAATGGCATCTAAAAGAAAAATCCAACGTGCAGACTCGATCGAGGAATTAAAATCACAATGCTCGGACCAATACATCGACGCAAAGTTATCTAAATTTATTGAAGAAAGTGATAAATGGGACGGAGGGATGAGCTTCGCCACCTTCTGCGAAGATTTTAAAACATGGTCTGATGATAAAACCGGTGGTGGTGGTGGATCCACCAAAATACAGAGGGGTGGAAATGGAGAAAGCATTATAATAGGAAGTGTTATAGGTAATGAACTAATGATAGGCGAAACCAACTCTCAAATGCCTATGGAGATTAAAGTTTTTTTAAATAAAGCAAAAAAAGGTACAAAATCATATCTTTTATTTGCTCATGAAACCCAAAAATTTCTTTTAATAAATGGATATAATGGATTTCAGAAGTTTAAAGGATATGTTTATGTAGGAGCATTTTATGCATTGAATACTACAATAATTCAGTATATATGTGAAGGACACGTTGTCCTTTGGAATAATTCAACTGTAATTGTTCCGGCAATTAAGTATGTAGCGAGCAACGCATTAAAACATACATCAACCTTGGTTGCGCTGGCGACGGCAGGGGTTGGAAAAGCGATACCGCCCGTGCTGAATTTGGCTGGTATTAATCTAGCTATAATGGTGGTTGCGGGTGTTGTGTGTGCATGCCTTGCTGCATATTTAGGATATAGATTTTTTGAAGTAGTGGAGAATACAAATCTAACGGAACATCAGGAAAAAGAAATAGAACAATTCAGATTGAATGCACTTATGGAAAAGTTTAGGGTGGAGGCTAAGAAAATTGGTATACAAAAGGTAGAAAATAAAGATAATGATAAAGAAATCGCGCAGCAGTTAGTAGAAATAGAAAAATCATTAGTACGTGGCGGCTCCCCTACGGAAACCTTAAAAAAATACAGTGAACTATTTAAAATTGTAAATAAAGGCCCTATACAAAAATTATCAATAGCTTAT